GCAAAGATTGCAGAAGAACCGTGGCAAGGCAGTCCTAAAGCAATAGCAGAACAAATCCGAGCAAGGGGAAATAATGAATAAATTTGGAATGGCAGAAGTAAAGGGTGAGGGTGAGCCAGTCTTTGGGCATGACTTTGTACCCAATCCAAACGCAGTAGAAACAACATGGATTGAGTTTAGTTTACCTGAGGCGCTAGAAGATGAATGCTGGGCAATGATTGAAGCTTGGCTGAAAGAAAAAGGGTGGCATGAATGACTGACGAAGAAATACACAACATTTATTTGCACATGAGTGGCAAAGCAGAAGGGTTGGTTGAAGCAACTGGCAAGGCTGACTTTCCTGTATTGTTTGCTAGAGCAATCCTTGAGTACGAAGGAATGACAAAAGATATGCAAAACATGGCCTCTAAATCTACCTACAAAGAACAACTAAAAACAAAAGATGAGCCTGTGTCGGATAAATTAGAACGTTTGCTATGGGAGTTTATTGACCTAAAAGCCATGCATCCAAATCACAATCCTGATCCAAGAACATGGCCTCATGTTTTTGCATATGCTCCAAAGCCAAACCATCTTGTTGCATGGGGCATGGAAAAGGACGGTGTTATCCTTGATGTAATCTGCCCTGAAGAACATGAGCGTGAAGAAGGCGAATACACCATACCTCTCTACACCACACCACAACGTGAATATGAACAAGGCTTTATTGACGGAATGCAAAAGCAAATGCAATCAAGTGTAGACAAGGCAGTCAACTCAATGGGCAAGCGTGAATGGGTAGGACTGACAGATGAGGAAAAGGCGCAATTTGTTGTTGCGTATTACCCATCAAACTGGGACAGAAAAACGGCAGTATCTTTAATGAACGACTACGAAAAATACCTCAAGGAGCGCAACACATGAGACTAACACGAACTTTTAATGCGGGGCACGACAACCTGTATCTCAACAAAGATGATGTTAACCGACTGCTCAAGGGGCAGATGCTTAAAGAATCTTCATTGATTGTCCAAATGGAAAATCCTGAGCGTGAATGGATAGGTCTGACGGACAAAGAACTTGATGATTTGCATAGAGTGTTAAAAATTCGGCTTATGGGAACTTTTCAAATTAAAGATATTTACCGAGCCATAGAAGCCGAACTGAAGGAACGCAATACATGAACGAATATTGGTTTCAACTGATTACAAATCTAGTGTTGATTGCCGCCATCATTTATTTGATTATGAATGATCACTACTGGTTTGCATTTTTTTTATTTTTGGGATTAAGAGTTATGGGAGAGAAAGATGAAAACACCTGAAGACGAAGAGTTCGAGCGTATTGAGCTTGAGCAAAAGAGAATCATTGAAACACAACAGGCGTTGCGGGATGAGCTGAAGCTGGCCAGCAAAGCGTTTGATGTTGCATATGAGAACTACAAACGTAACGAAGTAGTGGAAGAGGTAGCCCAAGAAATCGAGAAGCTCAAGGGATTTGGGGAAGACACCATTGCATCATTTACCGTTTACATTCGTGGGATGAAGAGATGACTAGAAAGCCTCCATCAAAAGAGTTTTGTTTAAAAATAGCAGAAGCCGCCTTCTACACTCGAGATACTTTTGGAAACAAATATTGGGAGTGGCTATTCAGATGGGGATGGCATAAACATTGGGTAGAAAATTACTGGTACAATAATTAACAAAAGATTAAATTAACCAAAAGTAAATGATAGAGAAGATCAAGACGTACAACGCCAAAATGAGGGGGGAAATACGCAACAGAAGGCTTGAAGTTGTAGTGGATTTTATTTACAAATGCACCCACTGTGGTACAATATGGAGAACTAAAGATGACACAAAAGCTCACAACTGCCGCGAAAAAGACGCCTGCGACCAAAAAAGTTGCTAAGAAAGTCACCGCGCAAAAGGTAGTGAAGACCAAAGCTGAGAACCAAATCGCGCCGCGGATGCCAAGGCTAGAAGAAATCCCAGACAAAGACTGGATGAACTGGGTTGAATACGCTCAAGCCAAGCTCAGATACTTGGAGAACAAGGTAGCGTCGCTGACAGAAGAGTTGGCCGCCCAGAAAGCCTCAAACAAGCGCCTGAACGACAGATTCATGCAGGGATAGCAAATCCCAAGGGATTAAGTTAAACTAAAGCCAGTGCATAAGACTTTTAAAGGATAAGGGAATGCCTGACACCACACACACAGATGCGCCGCCAAAGAAAATGGGCCGCCCATCAAAATACTCAGATCATTTAGCTCAAGTCATCTGCGTTCGTATAGCAGAAGGAGAGAGCTTAAACAAAATCTGTAAAGATCCAGATATGCCAGAAAGAGTAACAATCTATCGGTGGCTGATGGAAAAAGAAGACTTTTGTAACATTTACACGCGCGCACGAGAAGACCAAGCCGATACAATGGCCGACGAGATCGTGGATATTGCTGACCAAATGCCCATGGAGACCACGGATAAAGAAGGCAATACCAGGTTTGACCCTGCGTTCATCTCCTGGCAAAAGAACCGCATTGATGCCCGCAAGTGGGTGGCCAGCAAGCTAAAAGCCAAAAAGTATGGAGATACGGTCAAACACTCTGGCGACATCGAGAACCCATTGATTGTGGACGTGATGGCCAAAGAGGTAGTGACCAGCTTGGTGAAGAACATAGAGATGAAGCGCCAGCTCCAAAATGCAGGCTGAACTCCTCGACGAGATCAAACAAACCCTAGAGGACCCTGAGATACAGGGACACTTGGCCAAACTGTCTGCTGAAGACTTGGCCGCTTTCCAGTGGAGGATGAACTGGCTTACGAGCGCCCACGTCCACCAAATCGAGCCCCCAGGTGACTGGTACACAATTCACTTAGTATTGGCTGGCAGGGGAGCGGGAAAGACTCGCATGGCCGCTGAGACTATCGGCTGGTGGGCTTGGAGCCAACCCAAGACGCGCTGGCTGGTATCTGGCCCCACAAGTGCTGACGTCCGTGGAACCTGCTTTGAGGGCGATTCTGGCCTGCTTTCGGTAATCCCCTCTATACTAATAAAGGATTACAACAAATCCATTGGCCAGATTACTTTGGTCAATGAGTCCATGTTGATTGGTATCCCAGCGTCTGAGCCAGAGCGTTTCAGGGGTCCGCAGTTCCACGGGGCTTGGCTGGATGAGTTGGCCGCTTGGGATTACATTCAAGAGGCTTGGGACCAGATTCAGTTCGGTGTGCGCTTGGGTAAGAAGACCCGCATCATTGCGACCACCACACCGAGACCAAAAGACTTGATCGTTGAGCTGGTGGGTAGAGACGGTGACGACGTATGCGTGACGACCGCATCGACCTATGCCAACATTGCCAATCTCGCGCCATCGTTCCAGAAACAGATTCTCCAGTACGAGGGCACCAAGCTTGGCCGCCAAGAGATTCATGCGGAGATTTTGGACCCAGAAGACACGGGTATCATTAAGCGCAAGATGTTCAAGCTCTGGCCAAATGGACGGGAGTTCCCCAAGTTCGAGTACATCCTACAGTCTTACGATTGCGCCTTCACTGACAAGACTGTCAACGATGCTACAGCCTCCATTACTTTTGGAGTGTTCAAGCCCACTGACGGGCCCATGAGCGTGATGGTGATCGATTGCTGGCAAGACCGCCTGCAATACCCAGATTTGCGCCCCAAAGTTAAAGAAGAGTTTGAGGTTGCCTTCGGTGAAGGGAAGAACAAAAAACGGGTGGACTTGATTCTGGTGGAGGACAAAGCGGCGGGTATCAGTCTTATACAAGACTTGAGACGGGCTCATTTGCCTGTGCATAGCTATAACCCTGGCCGAGCAGATAAAGTCCAGCGCCTAAGCATTGTGTCCAACATCATTGCCCATGGCCGTGTATGGATACCCGAGAGCGGCGTCAACAAGGGATATGTAAAGGACTGGGCCGAGGGTATGGTCAGCCAAATCTGTTCGTTCCCTGAATCAGCCCATGACGATTACGTTGACGCCATGACGCAAGCACTGCGATATCTTCGTGATAGCGGATGGCTAGACATTGACGGACCAGCGCCAGAGATGTACGACGAAGAAGACTTTGTGGACAGCGGACGGTCCAGAAGGCGTGAGAACCCTTATGCTATGTAAGCTAGACCCGAAGCCAAATCATGGGCATAATATGGGAAACTCACCCAGAGGTGCCCATGGCAGATGACCAAGCCGCATTTGGCGTTTACCCACATTTAAACCTTAAACGCCGTCCTGAGAACAACAATCCAGAGGCATCTAAAGATATGCCGTTGCAGTTTGCCCGTGGCATGGTTAAGACTGGATTGGGAGCCATCCCCGACCTCGCACAGTTGGGTGCGGATGTATATACAAACTTGCGTTCACCCAAATTGGATGAGCTTGTCACTGGCAAAAAAGCTCCTCAAATACCATTCACATCCGAGTACTGGGAGAACAAGCTTCCATTGCCTCCAACATCTCCTCAAGGCCGATTGGCTGGTGGATTGGGTGAATACTTTCCTGAGAACCCTGTGCTTGGTGCTGTGGGTCACGGTATCAAAGGAGCGGCAAAGCTTGCAGGCGAAGGCTTGAGCAGTGCGGCCATGGGTCAAGGCCCAGACTGGTTGAAGTCCATCGTTCCCCAGCCAAACTTTGTTATTAAGCCAAAGGGTGGCAATTGGCTAGCTGGTAATGTTGAAAGAGGATTAGAGGATTTAAAGTCTCCTGCTCATTATGGATCTTCTATTCAACAAATGATTGAATTTGCAGAAAATAGACTTAAAGATCCAGAAATAAATGAAGAAGGTAGACGTATTCTAAGACAAGCGATAGAACGCAACAAAAATGAATTATCAATCAATAATTGGGTTGATAAAAATCTGACCAACTATATTAAAAAAGAATTGGGTACGCCAGAAGACCCTGTAAGAAAATTGGCTGATAGAGGTATTTCTGCAATACCAATTGATGAAAATCCAAACTTATTGAATAGCACTGCACTCCAAAAGAGAAGACAAAAGTCAGGAATGCCATTAGAACCTATGGCCACAACACCCAAGGGAAAGAATTTGGAAGGGTTTGTAGATTTATCAATTTACCCATTAACAAAAGAACAGATCTATAGGCAAGCCGAAGATGGAGGATCCAAATCATGGGAAAGAAAGTTGGACATTCACCATAATCCATACTTAGAAAAATTATCGCCTGAAGATAAAATATATGAACTTAGTAATCCTAGTTTGCTAAACAATACTTTAGGTTTAGATCACATTATTGATGTTTTAAGAGAAGATTTAACAAACGCACGAATTAGCCCTGAAAATCTTAAAAATGTTAGCATGGAGCAAGCTGTACGTCGTGCCCATGAGTACAACCAAGAATTAGCCAAGAAAATGGAAGATGCTCAGGCTAAGAGGCTTGCCAGCATGACTGTACATAAAGAATATCCAGAAGGGTTTAAATGGGTACAGTTGGATCAACCTGGCCAATTTGCCGCTGAGTCAGATGCCATGGGTCATTCAGTCAGAGGATACGAGCCACCGAAAGGTCACCCTGATTGGATTCCAGAGTCTGGTGATTCAGGAAGCCCATACTATGGTCATGGTGGTTGGGAAGGCATCAAGAGTGGTAGGGCTAAAATTTATTCATTGGTTGATCCTAAAGGTAATCCACATACCACTATTGAAGTTGGGTCACCAATGTTTAATAAGGTGCAAACATGGGGAGAATTATCTCCTGAAGAGCGAACTGCCATGTTATGGAAAATGCCATCTGAAGGTGATAAACACTTATTGCAAACTTATGGTGACCAAATGCAAATATATCATCGTCCAGATGGGTCGATTAGATTGATGCCACCAAAAGAATTACTTGATCCAGAAACAGTTGATAAATCAACATTGGCACCAATTACTCAAATCAAAGGCAAGCAGAATTATGCTCCCAACAAGCAATATCTTCCTTTCGTACAAGATTTTGTAAAGTCAGGCAACTGGGGTGATGTGGGTGATTTACAAAATACTGGGTTAACTAAACTTGGAAATCAATATTTAACTTCTGAAGAATTAAAGCCTAAAGTCGAAGAAGCCAAAACTTTTTTAAACACACACCCTGCATTTGAGCAACACAGACAAGCTAACAGAGATTATTTGGATGCCATCGGCAAAGAGTTTTCAACCAATGAGCCAGTCTATACGCGACATGAGATGGATGAGCTTGAACGTAGATCGGTACAGCCACTCCATCCAACTGTTCCCTATACTTTTAATGAAATGAAAGCAGGTCTTAATAACCCTGAAGAATATGACGCAGATAGTTTGGGTAGAAGACTTGCAGATATAGATAAACTTCGTCAAATCCATGGCGATGTTCCGCAAGCACCAGTTGACTTAGGAACAGTAGGTGGTTCTGCTGACAACGTACCAAAGATGAAGAAGGGTGGCAAAGTCAGCATCACCAATAACCCAGACGCGATGTACATGGAAGTACAAGACCGCAAGTTTGCTGGTGGCGGTGAAGTAGCCAAGATGGTTGAGCAGTATGGCCCAACCTTCATGGAGCACGTCAAACACTACGCCAATGTGATCAGTGAAATGATGCCCCACTTGTCTGCCCATGAAGTTATGAATCAAGCGACTGATGCGGCGGCATTGAAAGCTAAAGGCATGGGCGTGCCAGGCATTGATTTCCATGACCCATTGGCTCCTCCCAGCATGAAGATGTCAGAAGCTTTGGGTAACGCTGGGGCTGAAGGCAAGACTTTAAACTTCACTGAAGCTGACCGATCAAGGGTATTTGGCGACAACATGGGTGGAGTTGGGTTCAGTGCTTTACAGCATTATTCACTGCCACACGCTCAAGCCAATACCGTTTGGGGATTTGGAAACAAAACCGTTGCCGAGAAAAAGATTAAACAGAACGATCCAGAGAACACAATCTGGACAACGTATGCAGGATCTCCTGAGCAACATAAGTCCAATACTATTGTTGTCAAAGATGCAATTAAGACATTGCAGGACGCAAACAACAAAGGGCAAGTACATCCAGAGCAAATCAGATTGATAAACAAAAGAATTCAAGAAGCAACAAACGAAAAAGGTAATCCATTATTTCCTTCTGACTTTGACATTACAGACCCAAATGCATTTAATCATGCCAATACATTTGAGCGTAGATCTGCTGTCAGTGATGCACTGATGGGTACTGGTGTTAAAAAGCCAATGATCAGTGTGGAGTTCAAAAAAGCAAACCCAGGGGTTCAGTGGACCGACGCCTCAAACATTGGTGGCATCCTTTCCCGTGAGACAGAGCCAGTCTTGGCCAATGCAAATACGTTTGATGTTGGCCCACATTTGTTTGTCATGGACAACGGAATGATCCACAGGCCAGATTTGAATGAGGCATTCCCATATCAAGTGACTGGTAGCGACCTTGGCTTGAAGTTTGATCCAACTCCAATAAGAGCCGCCTCTCCTGAGTTTATAGAAAAGAAAGGCTACAAGCCTGAAGACACAATCAATGCATGGGCCATGTCTCGTGGTAGTCCCAGCCAGTTTGTGTCTGAGCAATACCTGACGAACCTTCAAAAGCAAGGTTACAAGAAGGGCGGTAAGGTTACCGTTCACCATCTTGACGGTGAAGAAGTGCACATCATTGAAGGGAGAAAGTAATGCCTTTAGAGTCATTGCTCACTAAAGCCAAGCCTTTGTACTCCTCACTTGAGGAGGCTTTGGCCAACCTGACACGCAACAAAGGGACAGGCGCTGAGTTTCTTAAAGAGTTGGAGAAGAAGCCTGGCGTCAAGAAGGCTGAGATTCAAGACCGTGGCCTTGATAAAGTATTGGCTGATCTGCCCAAAGTTGATAAGGCTACGGTAGAAAAGGCCGTCAGTAAAAATCCAAAAACATATGTCAATCAATTTATAAAATACGATAATCCCACGCAACATCCAGACTACGAAGCGGCTTATGTAGATGCCGTCAATGATTTGAGTGAAGACAGATACGGACGCCCACAAAGGGTTGACCCTATAGAAGCGCATCATAGGGCTACCGAAGCCATAGGTGGACCTGCAAACTACGCACACATTCAATTGCCAGGCGGGGCAAACTACCGTGAAATGTTATTGAATTTGCCTTATCAAAAAGGACCTGAGTATTTTGGTCCTCACTGGGATGAGCCAAACGTATTGGCCCACATGAGGTTGAGTGACCGCGCTGGACCCAATGGCGAGAAGGTATTGCACCTTGAGGAGTTGCAGTCTGACTGGCATCAACAAGGCAGGGATAAAGGTTATGGCATTAAAAATCAAGAGGTACATAAAGCCTTTTATATAACACCTGAAGGGGAAAAAGTTGATATTGGTCAACGTAATTCTAAAGAAGATTTAGATAATTGGCTTGATTATGCTGGCTGGAACAAATATCCAGTAGATATTCAATACTCAACTGACAAAATAAAAACTGGTGAAGGTGTACCTGACGCACCATTCAAAAAGAACTGGGAAGAACTTGCACTCAAGCACCTAATTAACCATGCTGTTGAAAATGGGTATGACAAGATTGCCATCACCCCAGGTGCTGTTCAAGCCGACCGATATGACTTGAGCAAACAAATTGCTAATGTTGAATACAACGAGCTTGGTGATCTTAGGGCATATGATCACAATGGCCGAAGAGTATTAAGTCAAAACGTGCCTCCTGAAAAGGTTTCAGACTATGTTGGCAAAGAGTTGGGATCAAAGATTGCTGAGAATCACGCCAACAGAATTCAAGCAAGAAGTGATTACAGGACAGCCATAAAGAACGATGCTCCAGATGACCAAGTAGACGCTTTATACCAACAGTATTTGAGCCACCCAACAGAATACTCTGGCTTAGACTTACAAGTTGGCGGTGAGGGCATGAAGGCCGCTTATGACCAGCGTATCCCTAACATTCTCAATAAGCTTGGCAAACCGTTTGGTGCACAGACTGAACTGAATGCTATGCCAATCAAAATAAACAATGGAATGCTTGTACCAAATGAAGTAGGTGGATACACTCAAACGCCTCCAGAAATGGGAACGCCTTTACATACTTTTGACATTACACCCGAGTTGAAACAACAAGTTCAAACTCAAGGCTTGCCTCAGTACAAAAAAGGTGGTGACGTCAAACTCACGCATAATCATGACTCCATGTGGATGGAAGTCCAAGACAAAAAGTTTAAAGGAAAATAATCATGGCCACCCAAATGCCTATCGAGCAGGACTACGGACGTTTCATTGATGGCGTATCAGAGCCAGATGAAGACGGTAATGTTATGGTCGAGTTGCCAGACGAAAGCTCAGACATCATTGAGATGGATGACGGATCTGCTGTTGTCAGCTTTGGAGATGACCTCGAGGGGCCCATGGAGGACGAAGACTTCTATGCCAACTTGGCTGAACAGTTCGACCCTTATGAGCTGGACAACATTGCAAGACGTTACCTCGATTTGATTGAGAACGACAAGCAAAGCCGTGAAGAGCGGGACAAGAAGTATGAAGAGGGCCTGAAGAGGACTGGCTTGGGCAACGATGCACCAGGGGGCGCCAACTTCATGGGTGCCAGCAAAGTGGTCCACCCTGTCATGGCCGAGGCTTGCGTGGACTTTGCATCCCGCGCCATTAAAGAGTTGTTCCCACCAGATGGACCCACCAGAACTAAGATTTTGGGTGATGTGGACGAAGACAAGGTCAAGGTTGCCGAGCGTAAGCGCGATTGGATGAACTGGCAATTGACAGAGCAGATTGAGGAGTTCCGCGACGAACAAGAGCAGTTACTGACCCAACTTCCTCTTGGCGGCTCCCAATACATGAAACTATGGTACGACGAGAACAAAAAGCGCCCATGCGCTGAGTTTGTGCCTATTGACAAAATCTATCTGCCCTTTGAAGCGGCCAACTTCTACACATCACAGCGTGTGACTGAAGTCAACACCATCTCCAACTTTGAGTTTCAGAACCGTGTTCGCTCAGGTTTGTATCGCGATATCAGTTTGATTCGCGCGTTTGTTGAGCCAGAAATGAGCCACGCAGAGAAGGCCAACACAAAGATTGAAGGCAAGCGCTTTGAGGAGAATGAAGACGGCGTCAGAGACGTCTATCACATCTACACATGGCTCGAGCAAGACGAAGACAAGAGAACCAAGGGCAAGTCAGCCCCATACATTCTCATGGTGGACAAGCTGGACGAGAAGTGCGTTGGCTTGTATCGCAACTGGGAAGAAGGCGACGACACATGGACCAAGTTGGATTGGCTGGTTGAGTTTAAGTTTATCCCTTGGAGAGGTGCATATGCGATTGGTCTCCCTCATCTCATTGGTGGATTGTCCGCCGCCCTCACTGGTGCGCTTCGTGCACTCATGGACTCAGCCCATATCAACAACGCGGCCACCATGCTCAAGCTCAAGGGTGCGCGTATGTCGGGCCAGACGGACCAAGTCGAGGTAACGCAGGTTGCTGAGATCGAGGGCGCACCAGGTGTCGATGACATCCGTAAGATTGCCATGCCCATGCCCTTTAACGCTCCAAGTCCTGTGCTCATGGAGTTGTTGGGATGGCTGGACAACGCGGCCAAAGGCGTGGTCTCTACCTCTGAAGAGAAGATTGCAGACGCCACCAACAATATGCCTGTTGGTACAGCCCAAGCTTTGATCGAGCAGGGTGCTCACGTTTACTCTGCCATCCATGCCCGCTTGCATGAATCCCAAGCCAGAGTGCTCAAAGTATTGGCCAGATTGAACCGCTGGTATTTGGACGAACAGCGCCGCGGTGAAGTGGTGATTGATTTAGACATTCACAGGGATGACTTCAAGCGCAACACGGACGTTATCCCTGTCTCTGACCCCCACATCTTCTCTGAAACCCAGAGGATGGCTCAGACCCAAGCTGTGATGCAGATCATGCAGAACAACCCTGACTTGTTTAACCGCAAGGCAGTGATTGAACGCTTCCTCAAGCAGATGAAGGTGCCACAGATCAATGAGTTGATGGTCATGGAACCCGATGAGGACATGATCGATGTGGCCCAAGAGAACGTATTGATGATGAAGGGACAGCCAGCCAAGGCTTATTTGGAGCAGGACCAGCTTGCCCACATCCAAGGCCACCTTGATTTTTACCAAAACCCTGTGTTTGGCGGTGGAAATCCCTTGATAATGCCTGCTTTGCTCCAGCCAATGGTCACTCACCTGCAAGAACACTTTGGTATGTGGTACCAAATCCGCATGAATGAGTACGTTCAGCACGCTTTGGGCCGTGAAATCAATGATTATGACGATGCAAGGGTTACTCCAAGGGCTGACCAACTCTATGCATTGGCCTCTCAGCACGTTCAGATGGACTCACAGCAGACTTTTGCCAAGGTTATGCCCATATTCCAGCAGATGATGCAACAGGTCCAACAGTTGAAACAGCAGGGACAGCCTCCAATGGACCCAGATGCTCAAGTTTTGTTGCAAACATCGATGGCAGAGACCCAAAGACGGGCGGCCAGAGACAAAACAGATGCTCAATTGGCTCAAGCCAAGCTCACTGCCGACACTCAGTTGGATCAAGCAAGGCTTGCGGCTGAGCAACAACGGAATAACGCTGACCAACAGTTGGAAATTGCACGCAATGCAGAGGACAACTTGACCAAAGAGCGTATTGAATCAGCAAAACTGTCCCATGACGCGGACAGATTGCGACACGAGCAGGTGAAAACTGCACTGGACCTTGAAAACCAAGCCCAGTCTTACTTAGGAGGACAAAATGTCTAGTGATAACGAGCAAAAGTCTGTGGAAGTACCCCAGCACAAGCGCCTCGCACAAGGAGTTCCACTTGATGGCACATCCATGGGCGGCAAAGGCGGTTCAGAACCCAAAAAACAAGGAGGTTTAGCACAAGCCGAACATAAAAAGAAATAAATGGTAACCGTCTCACAACTCATCAGCGTAATCAAGAAACGACAAGCTGAAATAGCTTTTTCTCTTGGAGCAGGAAATGCTTCTACATGGGAATCGTATCAGCGCATGGTGGGAATTTACATGGGTCATCAAGAAGTACTTGATACCGTTAACAATTTATTAAAAGAAGAAGAGGAAAAAGAGAATGAGCGATAGCACAGTAGCTTCTAACGAAGCTGAGATGAATTGGGCCTTTCCAATTGTAGATCCTGGTGCGAAGCCTCTTGGTGCAAGAATCTTAGTTCAACTGAGACGTACTAAAAAGAAGACGGCAGGTTCTGGAATCATATTGGTTGAGGAAACAAAAGAAACCGAGAAGTGGCAAAACATGGTGGCCAAGGTCATCGAGATCGGCCCTCTCGCGTACCGTAATAGAGACACTATGGCACCGTGGCCCGAAGGCTCATGGACTGCTGTTGGTGACTTTATCCGTGTCCCTAAATGGGGCGGTGATCGCTGGGAAGTCCAAGTCCCAGGCGACGACGAGCTTGAAGAGAAAGCCCTCTTCATGATTCTTAATGACCACGAGGTGATTGCAAAAGTCACTGGTGACCCCTTAGCCATGAGAGCATATCTATGAACACAGAAACAAAAGAACCTGATTTAAAAATCAATGAAGAAGTAGACGGTTCAGCCACAATTGAACTGCCTGAAGACTTACTGCCACCCGAAGAGGGTGATAACGGCGTAAAGGCCGCGGACCCAGTGGGAGATGACGGTGGTGAAGACCATCCTGATGACACCCAAGCCATCCGTGAGGCCAGACGCGCCAAACGCAAGTACAAGAAGGAAATTGCCAAAGCCACCTCCTCGGAGAAAGAGGCTCAATTAAACCTTCTGAGACGTCAAAACGAAGAGTTAATGTCTAGGCTTGCAGTAGTCGAGAAAAAGACCCACAGCGCTGATGTAGCCCGCATTGACAAGGCAATTGAAGACCAAGAGTTGCGTCTCCAATATGCCAAGATGAAGATGTCTGAGGCCATGCAAGCGTCTGACGGTGATGCTTTTAATAAGGCTCAAGAACTGTGGGACGAAACTCGCACAGCCATCAAGGACTTGAAGGGATACAAAGAATCCTATACCAAGCCCCAGCAAACGAACAACATCCCCGATCCAGAGTTACAGCGTCACGCCGCAAACTGGATGGAGAGAAACAATTGGTACAAACCCAATGGCGGTGACATCGATAGTGACATTGCCAAAAAGGTTGACGAAGCTCTAGTTAAAGAGGGCTGGAATCCAAAAAGCGAAGATTATTGGGAAGAACTCGATAATCGCTTGCAAAAATACCTACCACATAGATACAATGGTGACACAGACGTGAGTCCACAGACGAGAAGACCGAGAAGTGTAGTAGGTAGCTCAGGCCGTGAGAGCATCGCAACCCAAGGAGGGCGTAATGTATTTGTCCTGTCACCCGAACAGGTAAGGGCAATGAAAGACGCAGGAATGTGGGACAACCCTGAAAGCAGGGCGCGAATGATCAAACGATATGCTCAAGAAGCTAGAAACAAACAATACTAAGGAATCTCAAAAATGGAATCACGTTTAAAAAAATCCCTAACGGGCGCAGGCCGCGCAAGTCATGCAAGCCAAGATAGCGACAGAGCCCCCCCAGAAGAGAAGTTCATGACAGCG